CATGTCGTTGTTCCTTGTGTGTACGTTGATGTTGGACACATTATCTATGGCGGCGCACAGGATGTCAACCCCCAATGCATGTCTCCATGCGACGCATTTATGTCTCTATGGGACGTACTCACGGCAAGCGCAGGATGCGCTTGTCTTACGTATATACAAGGCTGGCGACCGACCGTACGTCACGTACAGGTCGGGCTTGCGGCTGGCGTAGCCTACGTGCGGCCGACCGTATGGGCGGGTGCTTCCCGCGCGCTCTCCCCGCGCGCTGGCGTTTTCGCCGACGGCTTGTAAGCCCGTGTAGCGGGCGCAAGCGAGAGGCCTAGCGTTGGTATCGATCTGTCGAGATCGTGCGTTAGACACGATCTGAGGGCGTTCGCACTTATCCACAGGATACTAACAGGCGTGTGCACAAGCTGTGCATAGCCTGTGGCTAACTTGTTAGCAAGCTGTTAACAAGCTGTGGATAACTTGTGGACAACCGGGGTACCCCCCCAAGGGGGGCGAGGACTAGAGACAGATACCGGACACACCCAATTTTGGGCGTTTCGAGTTCGTAAGCCCCCCCGTTAGCGCGTCCGAGTCCTGCACTCGGTGCAGGTCAGCTACAGGACAAGCCTTCTGCTTATTAGGAACGATTCTTGCGCATAACTACTGTATATTCATACAGTAGCCGTGGTTTTGACAAAATAAATTGATCGAATTATCAAAGGGTTGGTATTTAAGGGCCTTGACAAGACTAAAAACATGTGTTACCGTGTAACTGAGTGCTAAGTAAAGCAGATAGCGTAAGCCTGCTTTAGTTAGACTTAATTAAGATTTAATTGATTTAGCTTTTTCATTCTGCGTTGAGTGCTTAGTCAATTCAGACGCAGGCAAAAAAGACAAAATTTTTACGGAGGGAAACCGAATGTCAGACGAACCACAGGCTAAAAAGCCGGCCGGAGCTATTACTGTTAAAGCTCTTGAAGAACGAGTGCAGTCATTAACTGACCGACTGGAGCAGCTTGAGCGAAAACAGAAAATAACTACCGATTCGTTTGAGTTTACGGCAAACGAGCTTCGGCCTTTATATGGATTCGGCGCTGTCGCACTGGTATTTGATGCGGTCCACCGCAAATTGACAGAATAATGGCGGACGGGCAGATTGCAGACGCGCTTAATCGCATTGCAGACGCATTATTTCAGCAAGCTAAGGCCCTCAGAGCGCAAACTAAGGTTGCAGAGCGACAATTAGTGGTTGCGGAAGAAATGGCCGAGATGCAAAAGGCTAATCTGGCTGTAACTAAGCATCTTGAGGCGGAATTGGCGCTACGCGCGGGGGGCAGCGTCGGTGGAAGCTCTTGAAGTTCTAAATAAAGCCTTTGACGAAGCACAGGATGAGCTAGTTAAGGCAGAAATGTCTCTTGTAGAGGCATCTGCCCGTGCCGAGCATGCTCGAACAGAGCAAGCGAGGTTAGCGGCTGCTGTAGCAGCGTTAAACGGCGAGCCGCCTCCGGCGGCTTCTGAGGCGAGTCCGCCAACACCCGAACGAAAAGACGCCGCCGATCTGTCGCCGGAAGAATTTAACGCCGAGCGTAGAAAACGTCAGCGTAAGAAGCGGCAAGAAGAAAAAGCAAATAACCCATACGCACATTTAGAGTGCAGCGGCTGTGGTGAGATGGGCACGATGTCCGACACCATTATGACTGCTCCGAGCGGGGCACCCGTTCGTATGATGACCTGCGGTTCCTGTGGGAACCAATTAATCACATAAAGGGCAATGGGCCTTCCCCAATGTGGCGTCGCTCCTACTGGACGATGCTTCCTCCCTCCGGCTGGCTTTGGTGGGGGCGATGCCCTTTAATAACAGGAGAGATACATGCCGACCAAACTCGAACCAAACGAGACAGGACTGGCGCATATCCCTATTGAAGCCAAAGACGCGGCTTCTGGCTATATTTTGGTAGAAGATTGGGAGGGGAACACCCACCGAATTCAACTTCGGAGTAACGAAGGGGCCGTAGTACGGCTCCCCGTACCAAAAATTACGAAACAGGATGTTACCTAATGGCAGTAAGCAACTTTATTTCTGCGGAACTTCCCGTAGACGTAAATGGCGGTCGAATCCAAACTTTGACGCCAAAAACGAACATTGCAGACGATGTCGACGCCTCTAGTGACCGGGTAGCTATTCCTGTTGCCGCAGTTCCGGGCGAAATTATCCGAATTGCTTGTAACGAAGATTGTTATATTAATTTTGGCAACGTGTCCGTTACGGCAGCTGCCTCTAATTACCTGTTTGTTGCTGGAGTGGAGTATTTTAGGGTTCCTGAAGATGCCGGCTACGTTGCTTATGTACGAGTCGCAACTAGCGGACGTATCAGCGTTACCCACATGGCCTGATTGTGGCAAGTCCTACCGTAGCCACGCCTATAGCTGACCAGACAAACACTGACCTTGCGGCGGTGTCTTTGGACGTATCTGATAACTTCAGTGACGCTGATGTCTCGGATACCCTCACATATACGATAAAATCTGGCTTGCCCATTGGTACCGGATTTACCATTGACTCAAAAACCGGCGTTTTCTCGGGGACCCCAAGTGCAGCAGACGAAGCAGCTGCCCCGCTCAACGTTATAATACGTTGCACGGACGGCTCTGGTAACTTTAACGAAGTTAGCGCCAAATTCGAGTTGCCGCCCTCCCCGACTACCGAATTTGTCAATTCGCGTAACATTTCGGGCGGCGTGCAAACCTCTGCTGCTAATTGGCTACACGATCCCACGTATGAGCATTATTTGTTTGCCCGTACCGTCAATACTATCTTGTTTCAACCACGAGATTTATGGCGACCTGCTAGCCGCCCCCGATGGGTTGATGAATGGGAGCACATTAATAAGATTAATCCGATCTGTTTGACTATTCTTCACCAAGCTCCGATGAATAATGTGCCGGGCTTTAGAGTTAAGAGATCCGAAAAATGGAGTCCCTACACGGACTACGCCATGCCCACGTCGTCTCCGCTGACTCGTAAAGAGGTAATGCTGAGTATTGACGGAACCGACAACGACTTAGTGCAGGGGAACAGCCAAGCATCGACCACAAACCCGTCTAAACAGGCCGGGTGGCACATGCGCGTCACAAATGACACGTTCCGCAGCTATTTGTCTGACGTAGCCGTTGATGCACTGGCTGGTACCAATCGCTCAGGGCACGACCTTGGCGGCGGTAACATGGCAAATTTTATGGTGTTTTGGTACGATGGTATCGATATCAATACACCCAAGTCCGGCGCTTCCCTCAGAAAAGAGATTTCTTCTGGAACCGTTGACTCAATTCTTGAAAATAAGACAAGCAGCCCCCAGCAAAATAGACAAATTCGCATTGACACGCAGCCGGGCTTCTCCACTACGGGAACGCTTAGTCAAGATTCTTCGTATGGGGAAACCAACGATGCGCACGCAATCTGGCTGTTTCCGCCTACGGGAACCACGGGCTTCATCGGATACCACGTTATTGGGTACAAGACTTCCAGTGGCGGCAAATCTGATCTCTATATTAAAGATTTATCCAAAATTGCACATGATACGCAATATCATTTGCCAGAAGCAGGCTGGAAATACAGCCTCAATACGCAAGATTCGGGGCATTCAAACCCTGATTGGGACGGAGACGGCGTAAACCTCGATCGATATACGGTAGAGTCGTGGAATCACGCCGCTGCGGTCAAAGATCATTTCGACCAGATTAGTGATCGCATGATCATCGAGAACGGCACTAACTCGATGCGCTGCGGGAACGCTTTTAGCTCATCTAACACGGTTAAGCGCAGCAGCGGGTTGCCGCACCCTAGCGCATACGACAATATGTGGGATATAGGCCATAACGAGTCTATTGACAATAACGCCAAATTCTCGCACGAGACATACGACACCTCTGCGTCTGTTTACGACTGCTCAAATACTAATATTGCTCGTGGTATGCGAGCCATTAGCTGGTGCTCTAACGCGATTCGAGACAACCAAGGCGGCTGGATGCAGGACAAGCCTCGCGGGGCTATGCTGGAAATTGACGTTTACGGCAATAACTCGTGGGACGAGTTAGGAGCAATTGACGCATCCTATGCCCGATTTTATTGGGCGCTACAGCTAATGGTTCCTAATTGTTTTTTGTGCATCCGTGTCGCAGATTCAACACAGCGCCCGTGTATGCTGGAAGAACATTTTATCGACCTAAACAGTAATTATTCGACGCCGGCCGCTATTGGCACATACAATCCGGCAGGCGGGGGAAACGGCACCCACGGGCACCCGGTCGGTTCTTGGACATGGGCTACGGGTGGTTCAGGGGATCTTACCGACAACGGTCGGCAGATATATATGCGCCGCGTCGGTAACTGGTTAGTTGCTATTAATACCGCAAACGCTCCGTCAGGCTACAATACGTACGCCCCGACGCATTTAGCCAGCGGGTATTCGGCAAGAGATCCCGAGGACCTTATTACCGCGTCCGATTTTGCACAACTGGTCACGGACGGCGTTCTGGAGTCGGGATATACGCTAAAACATTACAATCCCGCTACTTACAGCAACGCAAATGTAACGTCTAAGTTACAGCTTCTCCAGCCGACAGTATGGAGTGGTTTTAACTGGGGGCCAGATCAGGCACACCCAGACGACGCAAATAACGGGCTTAGTTCGTTTACTTTGGCAAACGCAGGTTTTATTTTACGGGACCGGACTAAAAATAACGGTTCCACGGTAAACACTTCCGCAAGTTACACCCTTGGGCCGCTGGAAGCTGTTATCTGGCAAATATCATGACGGTTACAGTAGATGCAGTAACAGAGTCTAACCGGACTGATAATACGACTCCTTACACGTTTTCCCATTCAGGAGGCGGCGGGCCAGAGGGCGTAATTCTCATTCTAAACCTGAACGGCGACGAAGCTGATCTGATTGATACAGCCACCGTCAGTTATGGCGGAACCGCCATGACGTTGGTAGCATACGAAGGTAACGGCGTATCTACGCCCAGCGGCGGCGCAGTATACATGTATTTTTTAGGGGCCAGTGTTCCAACGGGCACTAAAACCGTATCAGTAGACTTTACTACTGCAAACTCGCGCAAAGTACAATGCACTTGTATTACTTTAAACGGAGCCGCTGACTTAGAGGTTGTAGATAGCTCTGCTATCACGTCTACGAGTGCTACAAACCCGCAGATTTCCCTGACATACGGGGGCCGTACTTGCATGGCCTTTACGGGGTTACTGGGCAGTAAATCCTCCGTTTCTGATTACACCGCCGTAGCCAGCACTACTGACGTGTTTAGCGAAGATTTTGGTGCGCGCGTGGGTATATCACAACGACAAACGACAGCGGGCAGCTCTGATTTTACGGTAGGCTGGACTGCTTCTGCAGCAGCTTATGCTATGGTTGCTTGCGCGGTTTCAGAAGTAGCTAACGCAGTTTCAATTGACTTTGTAGGCCCGGCAAACTTAGAAATAATTTACGACAACGAATTGCGCGTCGAGATTGATGGCACAAACTTTTCCAGTTCCGGCAATGCAGTCAAAATCCACGATACTGACCCGCTGACGACTACGCCGTCTGTATCGGTTACACAGACAATTCGGACGCAGTCGACTACGAAGATTACGTTTGACGTAGACCAAGGGTCTTTGTCGAGCTCGAACGTGTGGCTAGAAGTGGAAAACTCTGGCAATACATCTAACGACTCTATTAACATAGCTTTGCGCGACGATCCGGGGGCCTCGGCTGTAGCTGCCCGTGCTAACCCAGTAGATACTGAGTTTACAGCGGGACAAGCGTTTTCGTTCAATTTTTCGGAGTATTTCTTTGCATCAGATGTACAAGACGAGTTATCTTTTAGTTTGTCTGGACAACCGAGCGGAGTAATTGTATCAACAGACGGTTTGGTTAGTGGCACTATTGCTGACGGCCAGAGCGCAAGCAGCCCGTTTACTTGCACAATGACGTGTACTGACTTAGACGGCAACCAAGTGACAGACGAATTTTCTTGGACCGTTACGGCCGAGACGTCTGGTGGCGCTGAGCCTAAAAAGCAAGTCAGTAGATTCCGACGATTCCTTGCTTGCCCCCTTTTAGGACGCAGATAACAGAGTTAGGGAGATATACATGAAGATTGTATTACAAATTAGCGAAAATGGCCGCACGGCCACGCGCCGAGTAACCGCTGACGGGCTGCTTTATGTAGACGATGTCGTACGTGCTTACTTTAGCGCGGCAAAAGAACTCAACTTACAACCCGTGGCTAACGATCCAGCTCCGGGTACCGTAGATGAGGAACCAGACGGCCGCACAGACGGCGAGATGTCTGGAGACGAAAACTAGCATAAAACTAAAACTCAAGCAAAGGTAAACCACAATGGCTACAAACATTACAGCAATAACCGACACTAATAACAGTGCCGGCGTAAAAGGTCCGAAACAATTTCAAGGTCTTTTTGATATAATTCCGTTTCAAGCTAACATAGATGACGACTCTCTTGCCGCGCAAGTAGCGGGACAGTGTGACATTTCTGTAGCAGGCGCTGAAGTAGGCGATATAGTCCTTGTTGGCGTTGCAGCTGATCTAGGTCCGCAACTAATTCAGGGATACGTGTCTGCCGCTAACACGGTAACTATAACAACTTTTAACGTCGAAGGCTCAGATGCGTCTACGCAATTGGCTGGCAATCCCCTAATGAAAGGCGTTGTTTTAAAACCAAAAGCTAACGTATTTGACGAACTGTAAAAAATGACCGAGTTTAACGGGGGGAAGTCGCTAGTCCAACGCGACGAGAAGGGGCGATTTGTTCCGGGGCAATCTGGCAATCCCGCAGGGAAAGCTAAAGGGCTGAAGAATTACATCACCCACGAGCGTTTGATGCTCGAAGCAGCACTCCGCGATTATGTCGCAAATCCGGCGCAAGCCGAAAAACTGCTTTCGGGCATCGATCGCGTTCTCGGGATCGCGTTGGAGGGGGAAGATAAAGACTCCCTGTCAGCGATGAAGCTCCTGTTAGACAGAGTTATGCCTGCTATGCCTATTAAAGAGGCAGAAGAAGCAGAGAAGACAGACAAACGATTACAAATTATCATCCAGACCAATCCCAATGCCACAGTCCCCGTCCAAGCTATAGTGGACTCTACGGCAGAGGTTATAGAGGAATAAAACAATGAGTGACATTAAAGCACGTCAGACAACCGACGAAGATCAGGGCGGCGAGGGAACTCGTTCCCTGCACAACAAAGGTTGGGAAGCTCTGACAAAAGACGGCGTACCGGGCAACACAACCGGCGGTGACAAGAAAGGCTCGAAAGAAGGCACTAAGTAATGTCTGCTAATAGCGCCAATCAATCAACTGACGCCGAAAACAGCAAGGCGGTGCCTCCCTGCACGCCTATTGACGATGATGTTAAAGTATCGTCTCTCGGATCTATACAGGAGATCGCACGCTCCCGTATCAGACTAGGGGAGGAACACAGCCGCGGAACTCATGATTGCGATCCCTCACGAGTATCGTACTGATATTGGGACTACGCAAGCAGCATAACCACTAGCGGAGGGTGCAGTGGCAACAGTTCAGTTTAATCTGCACCCGGCGCAGACGGAAATCCATAAGCATCCTGCCCGTTTTAAAATCGTGGCAGCAGGACGACGGTTTGGAAAAACTGTGTTTTCCGTTATACGCTGCTTCGAGGAGGCGCTTGCCCAAGTTAATGCAGCCGGAGTAGAGCTTAACTCTTCTTCGGAAGTCATTTATGTGGGCATCGACCGCGAGCAGGCCCGTCGTAATGCGTGGCCGTATTTCTTGCAGTTTTCCTACGAGATTGAGGAAGCGACGGGGCTAAAACTCCGCATTCTTGAAAAGACGTCTATGATCGAGCTGCCGCAGGAGCTTGGCGGTTGTCGTATCCGACTATTGGGTATGGACGATCCTGACGCTGCTCGGGGCATGAAACTTCGCTACGCCGTACTCGACGAGTACGCTGATATGCCGCCCCGAGTGTGGCCGGAGATTATCCGCCCTGCACTCATAGATGTTAAGGGGTCGGCCCTATTTATCGGTACTCCGAAAGGTCGTAATCACTTCTACGAGCTTATCGAGCGTGCGCTTGCAGATATCGAGGACGTAGGCGACGAAAGTCCGTGGGCTGTGTTTAACTACTCCTCTGAGGATAATTCTCTCATAGACCCCGACGAATTAAAGGGCATGATCCGCGAGTATACGAACGGCTCGGAGGATCTGTACGAGCAGGAAATTGCTGCCAAATTCGTCGCGTCTAGCGGGCAAATTTTCAATCAAGACGACTTTAACATAGTCAACATGATACCGGACGCCACGTACGATACCTTCTTAGCAGTCGATCTAGCAGGCTTTGCTTCCGACCCCGATCGCAAAAACGAGAAGCGGAAGTTAGATAGTACGGCTATAGCGATTGTGAAGGTCAATCTGCACGGGCATTGGTATGTTGTCGACATCCAGCACGGCCAGTGGGGAGTCAGGGAGACTGCCTTCCGCATTGTCAAGGCCGCCAAGGATCACCAGATACCCATTATCGGTATCGAGCGTGGCGCGCTAATGAACGCGGTGGAGCCGTACATGCGGGAGTACATGGCGCAGTATAACCGCTGGTTTGAAATTAAACCCCTAACACACGGCAATCAGAAAAAGTACGATCGGGTCCAGTGGGCACTGCAGGGCCGGGCACAAAAGGGTTCTTTGAGCTTACTTAAGGGGGCGTGGAACGCCGAGTTAATTGATCAAGCCGTTTCGTTTCCTTCTAAATACGTTCACGACGATTTGATAGACGCCTTGGCGTACATAGACCAGCTAGTTCCCGAGACGCTTACTAACTTTGACATTTCCAGTGTTGAGGCGGCAACTAAGTTTCAGCCGCAAGATGCACGAGCAGGGTATTGATGAATGGCTAACCGACACATTGTACGAGAGCGAGAGATAGCAGGGGGAGAAGATTCCCGTGACGTGCAGGGCGGTGCCCGCGGCGCAATTGTTTCAGAAATTATGGGCAAGATAGAGCCGTGGCGCAAACTAAGAGACGGCGATTTTGAGCGGCTGTGGGACGAGTATTACGCCAAATGGCGTGGTTTCTGGATGCCCCAGCACAAGAGCTACAAGACAGAACGGTCTAAGCTAATCTCTCCGCTTACAAGTATGTCTATAGACCTTACGACTGCCGAAATTATTGAATCTGTCATGGGGCGCGAATACTTCGTAGATCTGCCGGACGACGTAGAAGACGAAGACACCTCCGATATGGACGTAGTCCGCGTCCGGCTCGTTAATGATCTGAAGGACGAGGGATTCGTCAACGAATTTGCCAAAGCAGTCCTGAACGGCTGCTTGTACGGCAACGGTATCCTGAAAATCCAGATAAACACGAAGAAGGTTAAGACGCCAGAGCGCGACTCTGAGGGCAACCTCCGGGTAGCTGAAGAAGAGATTGTACGAATCAAGCCTGTCGCCATCGAGCCGGGTAACTTCGTCGCTGATCCCGCTGTAGCTGACATCGACGACATGGTAGGCTGCGCGCATGAATTCCTAATGCCTCTGCCTACGCTTGAGCGCAAGCAGATGGAAGGGCAATACTACAACGACGTGAAGATCGGCGCGTTCCGAGCTAAGACTCTGAACGTTAACCGGGGCGACACGGAAGAAGGTCAGCGCAAGGATAAGGGCGAAGCTGCTTACATCACCGAATACTACGGCCTAATTCCCCGCCGATTAATGGCGGCGCTGGAGGCCGAAAATAATGGCGTACAATTAGACGACAAGGTTCTAAATGAGATGCCAAACGACATGGTAGAAGTAATTGCGACGCTCGCAAACGAGACGCATTTGCTACGTGCTATCGAGAACCCGTTAATTACTGGCGAACGGCTGATGGTAGCCTACCAGCACGAGCTTGTCCCCGGTCGATTTTATGGCCGCGGAGTAGCTGAGAAAGGTGCGAATGTACAGCGAGCACAAGACGCTGAGATGCGCGGACGTATTGACGGTTTGGCATGGGCTAACCATCCGATGTTTGCATTCGACCTAACGCGCATGCCTCCGGGCAGCAACATGAACGCATGGCCCGGCAAAGCTTGGGGCACGCGGGGCAATCCAGCAGAAGTTATCCAAGAATTCAAGATATCCGGCCCAGACCAAAATTCCTATGCACATATGCAGGAATTGGAGCGCATGGGCCAGCAAGCGACTGGTGCATTAGACACAGCAGGCTTGCGAGGCGGTGTCCGCGACGAAACCGCTACAGGATCGGCTCTGGCCGCGTCTTCGTTTATTAAACGCTCTAAGCGCACGATGTTTAACATCGAGGACATGATGAATCGTCTGATCCGCCGAGTGACGCATCTCAAGATGCAGTACGACTCCAGACGCTATCCTGTCGACTACAAGTTCCGCGTACGCGGCACGCTGGGCATGATGGCGCGCGAGATCGAACAGGGTTTCATGGTCAATCTGCTATCGGTCATCGGGCCGGACTCTCCAGCATCAATGCCGATTATCCGCGCTGTATTCGAGCACTCAGGCTCCCCGGTCAAATCGGAAGTTCTGCAAGCTCTGAAATCTCTGCAAGAAAAAGAGCCTTCGCCGGAAGAACAAGCAGCACAAGCTGCGCAGCTCGCCGTTCCGGTCAAGCAAGTTCAGAAGCTGGACGCAGAAATTGCGAAGCTGCTGGAAGAAGCTGAGAAGAAGGGTGCCGAGACTGACAAGATTGAAAAAGAAACGGTAATGTTAGACGACGCGGCCGAGCTTTCTAAGTTAGATAAGATCATTGACCTTGAGCAGTTAGAGCAAAACGAAGAGTCGTTAGATATCCAGCGAGATGACAACGAGATTAAACGAGAGTCCTTGTCGATTCAGCGGGCTAAGACTGAGGCCAAGAAAACGTCAGAATAGCACTAACTGGAGGGAACCATGGCACTAACGCCACAGCAAAAAGAATTTTTTAGCTCACTTGAGCAAACGTTTAATACCCCCGGATGGGGATTGCTTAAACAAGGGTGGGCCGAGGAACGCGACGGGTTGCCTACGGCAGCGTTTTTTAACGTAAATGACGTAGAAGAGCTACGAGCGTTTCGCGTCCGGTATGGATTGCTGGACGAATTAGTAAGTTTGCCAGAGACTATTGCGCAGCAAAAGCTTAACGCGGTAGAAGAAGCAGAAGATGAGTAAATTAATTATGTACGAGTGGCGGTGCCTTGAATGCACCGTCAAGTTTGACGCACTGGCTAAGTCATCCGTTAATATAATTGGATGTCCCCGGTGCGGAGCTGACGCTAAGCGGATTATTTCCGCGCCGCACTTTGATCCTAGCATGGGCACAGACCCGGATTTTAAATCATTTGGTGACAAATGGGTTAAAACACGCCGGCAAAAGACTGAGCAGGACCGAAAGTTCTATAAAGAGCACGGCGCAGATAAACTGCATCATAGCTACGGCTCGTAACCGGGTAAACCGCAATTATGCGGCCCCAAATATAGAGGGATAAAAGATGCCATACCAGCATAGACCGCTGTCGAAAATCCTAGCAGAAACACCCGATCTGCCCGCCGAGGGGCAAAACACAGAAGACCAGCCGAGAGATTCAGAAACCGGCCAGTTTGTGTCCCCTGCAACTGAGAATAAACAGGAGTCCATATTGCCCGAAAAGTATAAGGGCAAGACCACAGAGGAAATCGCTGAGATGCACATGAACGCCGAGAAAGAGCTTGGCCGCGTGCGCAACGAAGTGGGTACCTACCGGGGTCTAGTGAACGATCTGACTAATCTCCAGCGAAAAGCGCCAGAGCCGCAAAATGTTGATCAGGAAAAAGTAGACGTGTCAGGCGACGATATATTGCTAGACCCAGCAGGGGCTATTGATAAAGTCGTTACCCAGCGTTTGCAAGAACGCGACGAAGCGGAAGCTGTTTCCCGCGCGCAGGCAGAGAAAGACCTTGAAGGGCAACGTCTCGTCACAGACTTTCCCGACTTGGATACAATTGTCGCATCGCGCGAGTTTCAGGAATTCGCTCATCGCACCAGCGCCCGCCAGCAGGATTTAGTTACTGCGGCACAAGGCGAAGGTTTCGAGCAAGTGCAGGCTGCTCGTCGGCTACTGGAAGACTTTACTGACTTTAGAGACAGTATGGCTCCCCAGCAAGCCCCGAACACTGTTCAAAGTAGACCGGTAAACCCCACTCCCGATCCGGGCGTTCAAGCTGCCGCAGCCGTTTCAACGGAAGGCGCAGGTCCGTCCGGGGCGGTAAGTACGAAACCGCTAATCTACGAGACAGACGTAATAAAGCTCATACAAAGCGACCCCGGCAAGTATCGCTCGCCATCATTTCAGGGAGAATTGATGACGGCGATGCGCGAAGGACGCTACGTAAAATCGAGCTAACATTTAACCTAATCAATTAATACACACACTATAGGGCACACCTAAAATGAGTAACTTCAACATTAGTTCGTCAATCGACGTATCCGATGTTCAAGATTTCGTACCTGAAGTATGGGCTTTGGAAACTGTTGCAGCCTACAAGAGCAATCTCGTTATGGCGCAGTTGGTATCTCTTATCCCTCACGTTGGCAAGAAGGGCGATGTCATTCACATCCCAGCCCCGACCCGCGCCTCCGCTTCAGCGAAATCCGCGAACACGGTTGTTTCTCTTTTGACCTACGCTGATACGACTGAAAAGTCTGTCACCATTGACAAGCATTTCCACTACGCGCGTTTGCTCGAAGACGTAGCAGAAATTCAAGGTCTTCCTTCAATCCGCCGCTTCTTCACTGACGACGCTGGCTACGCTCTGGCTAAACAGACCGACACCTCGTTGTTGCAGCTCGCTGCTACATGGGGCGGAGGCACGGCCTACAGTACCGCTGTTATTGGTGACGGAACGACCGCATGGGTCCAGACTACTTCCGGTAACGGTTCCGCCATCTCTGACGCAGGCGTTCGTGAAGTTGTGCAAGACTTCGACGACGAAGATGTTCCGTCTAGGGATCGCTACATCGTGATTCCGCCGGTCGAAAAGAAGCGCATGCTTGGTAACACCCGTTACACAGAGCAGGCTTTCGTGGGCGAAGTTGGCATGAACAACTCAATCCGCAACGGCTTGGTTGGCGACCTCTACGGTTTTGAGATTTATGTATCATCGAATCTTGAAACTATTGACTCGTCTGACTGTACTTCGTACCGCCCGGCTCTGTTCTTCCAGCGCGACTCGCTCGTACTGGCTGAGCAGTTAACTCCGCGTGTACAGGAACAGTACAAACTGGAAGCACTTGGCGACTTGATCGTTGCCGACGCTCTCTATGGCGTTTCCACAATTCGTGGTAACGTTTCAGGAGAAATCGGACGCGGTTGCCGCGCTATGATGGTCCCAGCTGCCTAATAAGGCTTTAGTGATCCTCCCGCCTTCGGGCGGGGGGAGAACTTTTATAATTATAATTAAGGGGAGCTATAATGGCAAATCCGCGCATCCCCGCTAGACGGGGACATAAGCACAAAGCCTCAAGATTATTGTCAGACACGCTAACGCAGGGAGACGTTCTATATGTCAATTCTTCTGGTGACTTGGCGCTTCTGCCAATAGGTAGTGATAATCATGTCTTAACCGTCGACGGATCAGACGTAAACTGGGAAGCCGCTGCAGGCGGAGGTGGGGGAGCCTCAGAGCTGTCAGACTTATCAGATGTCGCAGCTAGCACGGCTACGAATCGATACGCGTTGTTGGCTGACGGATCAGATTTCCATAGTCGGGCTATTGTCGAGGCAGACATTTCCGATCTTGGCACTTACTTAACGGACATAACAGGGCAAGCTTTAAGCACTTTATCCGATGTTACTATCAGCAGTATTGCTTCTGGCGAACTTCTGAAATGGAACGGATCGGCGTGGATTAACAACACGCTTGCCGAGGCAGGAATTCAACCGGCAGGTAGCTATCTGTCTAATGTTTCCGAAGATACAAGTCCCCAACTAGGCGGCTCGTTAGACGTAAATGGAGAAAAGATTGTTTCCGTATCAAACGGAAACATTGATATCGAGCCAAACGGCACGGGCAACGTATTAATAGGCAATTTGACCTTTGATGCTGACCAGACCGTGGGGGCAGGACAAGATAATTATGTTCTGACGTACGACAATACAGGGGGTACAATTCAGCTTGAGGCTATTCCTTCTGTTGCTGATGAACACGTTGACGGGGTATCGTTTAATACTAGCAGTGGAGTTCTTACGCTCGCACGCAACGTAGGAAGCGATTTAACGCAAGATTTAGACGGTCGATATGCTCTTGCAACACATACGCACGCAACGTCAGACATAACGTCCGGTACATTTGCTAATGCTAGAATTGCCGAGTCGAATGTAACGCAGCATCAAGCGGCGCTAACTATTGCAGAGTCTCAAGTAGAAGCAGCTCTGGCGTCCGCTACGGCTTTTACTGCGAACAACTACGTATTTAACGTCAATGAGACAGTGGGGTCTGGGCAAGACAATTACGTCCTAACTTACGATCATTCTAGCGGCGAAATTGGCCTAGAAGCCTCTTCCGGAGGCGGGGGGCTGTCTAACGTAGTCGAAGATACATCACCGCAGCTAGGAGGCGACCTAGACGGTCAGGGCAATAATTTAGATAACATTGGCGTTATGTTCCTGAGCGAACAAGCAGCAGCTGATGCGGACGTGACTGCGGACGGCCAAATATGGGTAAAGAACGACACTCCAAACACGCTGTACTTTACTGACGATGCGGGCTCAGATTGGAAAATTCCGAAAGAGCAAATAAAGTACAAGACCTCTGATGCAGCGATAACGTCGGACAGTAGTTACAACGACGACGCAGACCTAGCGGGTTTCGTTATGGACGCCGACACTTGGTATATGGTAGAGGGCTTTCTGCATACGTCAACTGATAGCGGGGTAGATATTAAATTTAGGGGCTCTTTTACACAGACACCACAAGACGGTGCGTGGGTAATGACGGGCCGAAACTCGGGAGGTACGAATGAGGGAGATTTTGGGCCTAATATAGCTACTTCCACCGTTATTCTCGATGCAAATAACGACAACGAGCATGGATTTGTAGTTTCTGGATTTATCCAAAGTAACGCTAGTACCGGTGGAACGTTTACCGTTGAGTGGGCGCAAAATTCCAGTGACGGTGCAGCCACGACAGTACATAGAGGGTCATGGATAAAACTGACCAAATTGAGCTAGAGGATTAGACATTGACGACTAGAGAAGCGATTAACAAGGTACTCAGAGGACTGCGCCAGTTTGGTCTGTTGATGGAGTCCGGTACGTCCTCCACGACTGATGACTACCTGCTTATGATCCTCCAGTTTCTCAACGAAGCTAAAGAAGAGATTGAGGAAAGCGGTTGGGCGTGGCAAGCTCTACGACAAACCGTTACCGTGACTTTGTCTGCCTCGACCTCAGAGTACACACTGACAGCAGCCGGGAACGCGGACGTTAATACTAACGATCGCACCCGGCTTTTGTATGAGACGGTCCACGAGGGGGGTCGCACCGAAGGTTTTCGCATTGGCTCTAGCTCTCGGGCGCAAGTATTCGACGTAACGGACAGCAGCGAGCACCGTCTAAAACAGTGGACGCAAGAAAAAATGGAGCGCGTACACTTTACTGACGATAACGAAACTTCAGAGCGTCCGACACACTTTGCAATCTACGCGGATACGGACAATTTAAAAATGAAAGTTTATCCGACTCCGTCTGAGACGAGAACTTTGAAGATGCGTCTGTTTATTCCGCAAGCAGAGTTATCTTCTACCGCTCTGGAAACTACGTCTATCACGATTCCTTCTCGTCCGGTTTGGACAAAAGCATTATTAAAAGCCAATCAGGAACGTGGCGACGAATTAGGTAAGGAAGGATCGACGCTTTGGCTGGCGTACACGGATGCACACTCTGCCGCCGTAGGTATTGAGATGTCCCCGGCGGACAGCACCGTCTTTTTGGAACGATAATGGCTAACGTTTTTCCTATTGACGTTATCGCGCCGGGGTCACTCGGTTTAAACACCGAGGCTTCCAGTACGTTGTTAGCGCCTCAGTGGGCCACTAAAGCACGTAACGGCATTATTAACAGCTCGGGCCGGTTAGCTGCTCGTAAAGGTACGGCTAATGTTACGACAAACGCTATCAGTGGTACTCCGCAAATTGACGTTATGCACCAGTTTGTCAACGAAGCGGGGACTATCGAAGTTATTTCTACTGCGGCTAATAAAATATACAAAGATGTCGACGACTTTACAGATTCCGGCAATGATATCACGTCCTCGTCTGCCCCCACCGCGGACTATTGGCAATTTGTAAACTTTAATAATAAAGTGCTCGGTTTTCAGCGGGGTCATACACCGATCCAAAGAGCGTCCGGCGATTTTGCAAACGCTAGCTACACTGGAACGGGTCCCGACGGCAACAGCGCCGTCGCTGCTTTTGGGCGAGTATGGGCGGCTGACGCCGATCTCCAGACCGTGCGTTACAGCGTTCTTTTAGACGACACTGACTACCGTACCGCCAACGGGGGCGGTACTATAGACATGAGTTCAGTGTGGACGCAGGGCATGGACGAGATCGTGGCTCTAGCGGCTCTAGGATCTAATCTTATAGTATTTGGAAAGAATCATATAGTTTTATGGGCGGATCGCTCCGGCTCGGAGATCGGCCTAGACCCCACCGAGCTAGAAGTTGTAGACACGATCGAAGGGACCGGTTGTATTGCGCGCGATTCCGTCGCTGTTACCGGCGAAGGAGACTTACTCTTTTTGTCGCGCCACGGGGTTCAGTCGTTAGGTCGTGTAATTCAGTTTAAGAACAATCCGACTACAACGCTGTCTAAACATGTCCGTGGGAACATGCTGGAAGCTATCAAACAAAGTAGGGCGGCTGATTCAGCGTTAGACAGGGTACAAGCGGCACACTCGCCCGAAGAGGGTTTGTACATTATTAACTTTCCTAGCATCGACAAACAGTTTGTTTTTGACACAAACCACCCGTTTCAAGACGAGCAGGGAGACGTGCTTTTCCCGGTAACGGACTGGCAGATAGGCGATAGCGTAGCGGCTATGGTATCGTTGACTAGCGGAGAGCTGTACTTTGGCTCGTCTAGTGGCACGGTTTTGCGGTATCAAGGGCAGGACGACGTTTCTGCGTCATACGATTTTGAATTCCTAACAGGCTTTCTTGACTTTGGTGATCCGCAAATTAATCATCGTCTAAAAATGCTCAAGGAAATTGTCGCAAGTATTCAAGTCGGGGACGCTACGGTAATTTGGAATTGGGAATTTGATTTTAACGCTACAACCCTGACCCGAGCGATTTCATATAGCGGAGGAGCCAGTGCTGAATTTAACGTTGCTGAATTTTCCGACGGAGGAGGGTCCGGCGTAGGCTACGTTAACCCTAGCGTTGGCTCCGGTAGCGGCGAAACCGAGTTTAGCGGCAGCGCAGTTATCCAGCGTAAAAATATTGCAGCACACGGCGAAGGGCAATTTCTTCGAGTAGGTTGTACCGCATCTATTAATGGCTCTGAGTTGGCTGTACAGCATCTCAGCATTGCACCTAAGATTGGACGAATGGTAACGTAATGTCAGATTATACAAAGACTACTAATTTCACCGCCAAAGACGCACTAACGACGGGCAACCCTCTTAAAGTCATCAAAGGTTCGTACTTTGACACGGAATTTGATAACATAGCGACGGCTGTAGCCACTAAATACGATTCTGGGGAACTGGCGTCACAAGCGCAAGCGGAAGCTGAAACGGTAAACACCGTTCTTATGACTCCGTTGCGAGTTGCGAACTGGGCAGACGCTAACGGCGGGATGGTCGGAGATATTCAAGCCCTTGCTGATCCCAATGCTGACAAGTTACTGGGATGGGATGATTCTGGTGGAGCAGCTATCGGATTTACTACTACGGACGGCATTGAGTTCAACGCTACAACTATTCGCCTTGCTTCGACAACGGGGGGTGCCGGTCTAACGTTTTCGTCGGGCGTATTAGCTGTCGGTGGTGGCAACGGTATTACAGCCAACGCTAACGATGTAGCTCTGACAGACGCAGATGCTAGTACGACTAACCCCATCGACATAAGCTCAGGCACGGTCAGCATTGACCTGACGCCAGTCACGAACCTGACGTTTGGCGGTGACGCGGCAGGCGCAGGAGCGGACGAGTTTCTTGTATACGACGCCTCTGCTACGGCCAACAAGTCTTTGCGCTGGCAGGACTTTGGTATCCCTCAGACAGACAATACAACGACAACTCCGTTCTCGTCTCTGGCTCTGACGGACGCCAACCGGTGGTTCAACTGCAACAACGGTTCGGCTATAACGGCCACAATTCCGGCTAACTCGTCGCTAGCATTCCCGGTGGGCACCGTGTTTGCTTTACACCAGCGTGGCGCAGGCCAGATCACCGTGGCTGTCACGTCTGACACCCTACGATCTCCGAATGGAGCAAAAACAGCAGCACAGTATTCTACCATATTTGTCATTAAGATCGGCAGCACAGAGTGGACGATCACTGGCGATTCGGCAAGTTAATGCACGCTTTATTGCAGGCCATAGCCGTATCTACTCCGGCAATTGCGTACGATTTGTCGAGCTTGTCCGCAAGTTACACTGATAAAAGCTCGTCAGATTCTTCGGGGAATTATGGAATTACGTTCCACATCAGAGTAACGACAGACGGCACCATCGACGTAGTACGAGTACATAACTCTGATACAAACGATGCCGAAACATACATTACTCCGGCTAACGGAAAGAATTTGTGGGTACGCTGTACGAACGTGTCAGGTACGTCTATTAATGCAGGCGATTCAGCCGGGTCATGGCACACGCTAACATCGTCTACGGCACGTTCTTTTGGTTTAACCTACACAGCTAGTGCCGGCTCTCCTGACTTAATCAGTTCGGTTATAAAAATAGAACTTGCACGCGACTCCGGGGGAACGGACGTAGTTGCCGACAGTGGGAATACTTCTCTTGAGATCGGCAACGTCGGCCCTTAACGGCCACAGTATATAACGAGGATATTATGGGATTTCTTGACAGTTTATTCGATCCGGGTAAAGAAGACCGCGAGGCAGCGGCTCGCTTAGCCCAGCAAGCGGTTATCACCGGGGGTAACTTCTCGGGGCCGGGCGGTATCGGAGGTTCCTTCGACTTCTCTGGTGGACAAGGCGGCATGAACTTGGGCCTCGGCTCATTTCAGGGCGCACTCGATCAGCTTCAGGGCTTGAGTGGAAGTCTTCTCAGTCAGGCGCAGGGCGGCATACCCTCGGAGCTTCAGCAGCTCGGTCAGGGCGCGATAGACCGCCTCGGCAACATAGACGTTAACCGTCTCCAGAACCAGTCAGACTTCAATCAGCTCGGGCAACTGTTCGGATCAGCGGCAGCTACAGCAGGCCGCGACGTGTTCGACATGGGAAGCGAAGTAAGCTCCCGGTTACGCCAACTGTCAGAGCGCCGTAATCAGCGCCTCGTCAACAAGACATTCGATCGGCTGAAGCGCAGCGGTAAGCTGGGCACCACGGCTGGTGCTGGTATCGCTGGCGAGCTGGACATGAACCTGCGCGACCAAGCTCTCCAGCAAGACCTCGCGGGACTCCAGTTCGGGCAGGGCGAGCTACAACGAGCGTTCGGCAACGCTCTAGGCGCGTCCCAACAGCGGGAAGCTATCGGCGGACGACAGTTTGGCGAGGAATTTGGACTCGAACAGCTTGGCGCAAACCGTGCGTTGCAGCAGTTTGGCGTGGGGCAGGACATGTTCCAGAACTTTCTGCGGAACCAGTATCAGGGCGCGCAGCTCGGCTTGGCTGCTCAGCAGGGCGCACAGAGCACGGCTCAACTTCCGCTGGCCTTCATGCAGGCGCTTAACGCGTCGCAGGGGCAGGCGTCCCAGAGCGCGCTCGGCGGATCAAACCAGATGCTGAACGTCGCTTCACAGGCGCAAAGTCCCTTCTTACAGGCGCTAATTGGCGCAGGCAGCTTCGCCTCTGGCGGCGGACTTGCCCCGCTAATGAGCATGTTCGGCGGTGGTGGTGCGGGTGGCGCAAGCAACCTTGAAAACTATCTTAGACAGGAGTTTAACATCTAATGCCTGATCCATACGGTAATCCTACTCCGCAAGAGCTGTTCGCTGCAAACCAGCAACAGCAGCAGACGTCCTTCGCTCGCGCAATGCAGAGTGGCAGTAAAGGCGCACAAGCTGGCGCGTCACTCGCTGCCATCTTCAACGCCCCGGACAACGCTAAGCAGCAGATTGCGCTAGAGCGCCGTGCTACCGCTACTCAAGAAGCGATGAGCGAGATGGGTTCCATCGTAGATAGTATGCCTTCCGCCGTACCTTACGACGTACGTCAGGGACAAGGTATGCTGCTCATGGCAGATCGCCTGCGCAGGCTCGGCCTCACACAGGAAGCTAACAACCTGTCGGTACAGGGTAACGCAGCTCTAGCTGCCGCAGAGAAAGCTCGCCTCGAACGGGAGAACTTGAAAGCACGCACCGCAGCCAGCGGCGCACAAGCCGCGCGGACTATCGCCGAGACACAGTATGTCGGCATGACCCCGCATATGCAGAACGTAACTACGCGGGAACAATTAAACGCACGCCTCGCTGACGAGACGCTGACTGCCGAGCAACGGTCTACGATCGAACGGTCGATGGGCCATCTCGACGCTAAGATGCTTAAGGACGAGACTATCACGGGCCGGACAGAGCAAGACCTTCGGAATGATCCGGTGCTCATGCGAAAAATGTTCAGCGACCTCGGCGATAATCAGGTGCTGCTCAACAACATCGACGGAGCGATGACCCAGTTCGAGAACCTCGATACCTTCGAGAAAACCTTCTGGGCCGAGGCGCAAGCAGGCTTCTTCGGCTTTGCCGAGAAGTACTTCGGTCGCGAGACTAGCGAAAGTGAGCGCGAGTTCATGGAGCGCATTCAGACGAAGAAGGGTAAATCTGCCCTCATCGCCGCTAAAGTGCGTCACGCACTGACTGGCGCGCAGATGTCTGCCTTCGAGATTCAATACCTCGAACCGTTCCTGCCGTCGCCTGACGATCCTGTATCCGTAGCCGTCAACAAGCTGCACATCGTACGGGACTACACTCAGATGGATACGGACACTCGTATGGCTATGTTCCAAGCTGGCTCGACTACCTCGTACTTTAACAACCATCAGCCGGGACAAGACCCAGCGACCGCTGCCCTCGGAGACGACGGTGCCGCTACTCCGCGGTACACCGACGGGCAAGTGATGAGGAATGATGCAACGGGCGAGGAAATTCGATATAACGCCGCAACTAATACATGGGAATCTATTTAGATGGCACAACAAGCGGCACCACCGCCGGGATTCGGTCCAGCGCTCACTGCTGCCCCAGAGGAAGAGGAGAAGGGATTCTTCGAGGAACTCGGGGAAGATTACGACAAGCGCGTACTGGACTTTACCGATAGCCTCGAACGCCACGCGTCCGGGGAAGCGATGGGGCTCGACTGGGCTCTGCAGCTGGCCGGTGGGGGCGTGGCTCTGGTATTTGACGCAGGGGCTAGTGCAGTCCGCAGAACACTGTGGGAGCCAGCTACTGCAGTAGCCGGAGCTGCCATAGACAAACTACCGGACGCAGTTAAGGAACAGGCCGCAGCAGGATTCGACGCGGCAGCTCAGGCGTTCCTAGAGAGCGACGCTGGGCAAGCTACGATTGAGCTTGCTGGTTCAGCAGCCGGAGCTACGGAAGACTGGTATAACACTCTGACGCCATCAGAGCAGGCTAATCTCGGCGCGATAGGTAATATCGTGTCGGCGTGGTTCCCCCCAGCTCGAGGCGGTAAGGCGGTTCTAGGGCCGGGCGTTAAGAAGCTGGGTGATCCCCTGCGCAAGTCTGCCGCTGCGACAGCGGAACGCGAGCGCGGAGAGTTCGTACTCGACTTGGTACGCCCTCATCAAGACCTTAAGGTGCGGAAGCAGGAAGTCGGTCGGACGGACGTCACCCCCGGCGGGACAAAGGTTACGCGGCCTAGCCGTCAGGAAGCGGAGAGCGCGGCAGCGGTTGCTCGTATTCCAGAAGTCAAGCCGAGCAATACCCTGCAAGAGAACTACAACGCCATGCAGTCCGCAGTCAATGTAAAGCGGGAAGCTCTCGATCGGACATTGGCTCGAGAGGCTTATGACCCGGCTACCTTCCGGCAAGAATTTATCGACCGCGTTAAGGCTGGTATAGACGAACACCCGAACTTCGCGGGCACCAAGCAGGGACGAGCTACTGCCGAGTCTGTTGTTCAGAACGCCCTCCGGGAGCTAGACGCCCAGCCGACTAACCTGCGGGGCGCACTAGATGCACGCCGCGCACAGGACAGGTGGGTAACGAACAAGAAGGGCAAAGTACATAGCCCGGACGTAAACGCTACGCCGCTGGCAGACGCTCATCGAGTAGTCCAGCAGGCTATGCGGGATACTATCGAGGCCCGTACTGCCAACCCCGCAACCTTCCGCCAGTCGATGGAGTTCCAGCACCGCGTACTGAACGCGATGGAGAACGTACAGGGCAAAGCAGCGCGCGAGGCAACGACTCGTATCGGACGGGCATGGGACACGCTGAAGCAATACGTGCCAACGTCTCCCCTAACATACTCGGCAGCCACAGGGCTGATCGGTCTTGTTGGCTATCAAGCTGGAGCAGGCGCAGCCGTAGGGTCGATGCTACTGACCGGAGCGAAAGCCGCGGGAGTGGGCGGCACACTGTACGCTGGGTTTAAGGGCTACAAAGCCCTGAAGGGGCCAGAAGGTAGACGTGCCCTTGCTAACTTGGCGGACGGGCTTGCCGAGGCAGCTAAGACCGCCGCCCGAAACCCTGCTGCGACAGCTAACGTGGTTATGAAAATACGAGAAGATCAGGCAGCCATTCAAGAGCTGCTCGATGAGTCCGGCGGGCGACCTGCAGAGGAAGAAGTGAAGGCTCCGGCGCAGGCAGCGCCGCCGCCCGGATTTAACTAATGCGTAAGTGGGGGAGAAAAAGCTCGAGGGTCTATAGTGAGCTGCACCCAGTGCTCCAGCACTATCTCGATCGAGTGCTACAGGAAGTAGCTGATATCTCCCTTATCTGCGGACATCGCGGACAAGAAGAGCAAGACGAGGCATACGAAGAGGGATTTAGCAAATTACGTTGGCCTGATGGAGCACACAACCAGTTACCCAGTATCGCCGTAGACCTTCAGCCATACCCGAAGCCGCATCTGACGCATAAGCTGTATCAATCGCTCGGGTATATCGGTGGTCGCCTAGTTCAAATGGCAGACGAAGATGGAATAAGACTACGGTGGGGGGGAGACTGGGACAAAGACGGGGACATATTAGACCAACGTTTTGACGATCTGTTCCATTTTGAGATTCTGGATGTAAAAAGTGCGGAAAAAATTTATTCGAGATTTTAATGGCGTGGGGGAAAAGCAAAAAGAACCAAAGCAACTTGCGAGAGCACGTTATGCACGCAAAAGGACAAGACATGGGACTTGATACGCAGGTAACAAGAACTGCGGACGTTGCGGCTGCGGGCAGCGCGTTCTTCGCTGGAACTGCATGGTTTGCCGAAGTTGAGCCGGTTGTTACAGTTCTTGCCGGTTTAGTTGCAATTGTTGCCGGCTCTTTTGCGGCGTGGTACCACTTTGAAAGAGCTATTGGCATGCGCCGCCGAAATCGAAAAATACGTGATACTTAGACAAGGCTATATATCCCTAAAGAACGGAGGCAAGACCAATGTCAGCACTACGATACGCCCCTAGAGATTCCTCCGGCCGGTGGGTAGTATTTTCTATTAATACGTCGGGCAAACGCGCGTGGTTTGATTATATACCTATACAGGCGGTAACAGAAGTTGCGGCTAGCGAGGATCGATTTGAAGACGACGGTTACGTAGAAGTAGACACGCTTGCGTCGAATTCCGGGTTAACCGAGTGGGAAGATTATGTACCCGTCGCGTTTGTAACGTCTCGCACTGCGCGATGGCGTACTGACATTAACCAAGGGTTTATTCCGGTGGTCGACAAAACCCCGTAAGGATAGACTATGGCAATTCCAACGTGGTTAACCGCTATCTTTGAGCCGGTGTCGAAAATAATAGCCCGCCGCCAAGAGCGCAAAGCTGCAAAAGAAACGGCCCGTGCTAAACTAGCACAGGCCGCGTTAGACAACGAGCATACGTTGGAGCTAAATAAGGACGAGTATGAGATTGTCGCTACTAACGGTCTAGCAGACACGTGGAAGGACGAGTACGCTGTCGTTAGCGTTGTTTCTATCTTAAACCTCGTGGTAGTGGGCGGGCTTGCTGCCGCTTTCGGCTATCCGCAGGTACTAGAGGGCGTTGCTATAGCTATTAACTCCCTCACGCAGTCCGGCGTAGACGTCGGTTTTCTGTTAGAAGCTGCCGTCCTGTCGGCGCTCGGCCTGTCTATTTGGAAGAAGTTTTAGCCCGTGCCTTGAGGTAATGCTTCGTATCTACCCGGAAATGGTGTTTTATCGTCGGCGTTGCCATCTCATAGGGCACTAGCACATATTCGGGCGGCTCCTGCTGGGGCTGCCCTTTTTCGTGCCTGACGTATGCGCATGAAGCGGGCAGTATGCCGCGCTCATGCAAGTCCAGTACGTTGTAAGGAGTGACGGACAGGCACGGGTATGTTTGGTGGCGCTTGTTGTAGACGGTACACCGCTTAGTCTCGACGTCTAGCCCCTTGCAGGCGTACTGTGTATTAGGGATGCGGCAACAAGCGCCGCACCCGTCACAGAGAGCTTCCCACTTTGCTGGACTCATTGTATCGCGTCCTGCCATGCTTGCTCCCTTTATCCTTATCCCTTATCATTACTTTGCGGGTATGTTTGGCTGTCATAGGCTTAAGCACTTTTGTGCCATCCGAGTGTACGTCGTACAGGCGGTTCATGCGCTCCCAAGCGCCGCGAGAAAGGCGCTTCCCGGTCTTTTCCATATACTCTAGGCGTGTGTGCAGCTTCATAATTCACAAGCCCCGCCTACACACGCCAATTCTTGGCTGGAAGTAGTGCTGTCATTTTCTTCTGTGACGTCCCAATTAATCTCCGTTGGGAATTCTGCCACAAGTTTTTCCCATTCTCTCCGCTTAATTTCTTGATACGGCGCTTGCCTGTAAGAATGTTCGTCTACTGGGAAAAAGGAAACCCCAGACAACGATTTAAAGTTTTCGTACACCCAAGCGCCCACTGACATCCATTCGTTTTCTCGAACGTAAATACTAACCGACGGCTTGTGCTCACAATACGACTTATCAAAAATTTTCCAATGCTGCAACTGTGATAGTGCTGACACATTTTTCACACACACGCTGCCCTCCGGAGAAACTTGCGGAAACGTAAAAATCCATGTGCTGTCGTTAATAACATCAGTCTCGTGCGGTACGCCTGCTTCTATCAGTGCTTGACTGAGGGGATCTGCCTTAGACTGTCGGACGCGGCGCACATAATACGGGGCGTATCTTGGGTGAATTCCCGAGCTACTATTAGTAAGCTGACTAACTGTTCCCGACGGTTTTACGCACGTAATCGCCGCGCTATTTGCAATCCCGAAATTGCTTGCCCATGTTTGGTTAGTTCGGATGGTGCAATCCTTTAGCTTCCGTAACAGTAATGGCAGCTTTTTATTATTCTGGGAGCCGTTCAAATACGGGTTATCCATGATCCCTGTCAGGCTTACCCCTAATAGCCTCTCTTCTTCACAATTCTGCTTCCATCGTTTGCTTAAATAGCGGAAGTCCGTTAGCGTAGATTGCATCGTTCCCAGTATACTCGCTAGTCGCACTTTGCGCAACAAAGTGTCCTCCGTATCGGTTCGCCGGACAACTACCTCGGTAAGATTACAAAACTGCCGGGGCCGAAGAATAATCTCACTACAAGGGTTCGTCCCCCAGTCATGCCCGCCTTCTCGTCGCTCTGGTAACTCGGCTTCTGCTGTTGCGCGGCTAAATATTCCACGCTCTCCCGATTTTGATTCGTATAAGGCGGACCATTCTTTAAGGAACACCCCCGTATCAGGTATTTCTGTATAACAAACTGAATTGTTAGACAGCGATCGCTGCGGATCTGCGTAGTACCACGTGCCTTGCTTGGCTCCTCTCAGCCGTTCCGACTGCAAATTTGACAAGCTGATAAGAGCCGATCGACGGACCCCACCCACCACTACCGACTCAGCAATTTTACAAACTATGTCATGACATTCTAAGTCATTTAACTGTCTTCCTTTTGCGCCTTCAAAGATAACATAGATAAAGTTTAATAATTCTTCTAACGGCTCCGGGCCGCTGGCCCGGCCGCCAAAGGTTTTAAGAGGCGTCCCGGCTGGACGTATCTTTGAGTAATCAACGTCGGGGACTTGCCCGTCGTATAATAACGATATAAACTTTCGCAAGGCCGAGGCCCACCCAATTTTAGAATCTGCAACATTGATGGTTGCGGAAGCGGGGTAAAATTCGTCGGGCACCTCGGGCAATTGGCTAGTATATTCTCGCTCTACGCTGAAACCAACGCCCGTTCCGCAAAGCAAAATATACATAATCTCATCAAACACTTTTCTGTTATCAATTGGCACATAAGCGCAGTTATACCCCGCCACATGATCGCGTTGCAGTGCGCGCCCGGCCGTCATCATGGCCCTCATGCTAGGCATGACCTCCATATTGTAGATAGCATCACTTAGTTCGTTGTAAGTTTTCTCGGACAAATCGTAGCCAGTGTTCGTCGATAGATGGTCTTTCATAAAAGTCATGTATCTATTTACTGTTTCCTCCCACGTCTCCCTCCGCTTCTCCTCCGGCAAGTACCTAGCGTAACGGCTTTTGTGAATGTATTGTTGGTATAAATCCATCATCGCTGCATCCTTCTACTCACTCTTTTCTCCTAGCCACGGTGATTCTTTTAAAATTGCTTGCATATCTTCTTCACGCGCCCACGCAAGTCCTCGTATATCAACCGGCTCGTCACGGTTACGTTCGAGGCCATAATGGGTGTAGATGCCAGTATCGTTGAACTCAAAGTACATGGGCACATCCGTGTAAAACTCCTCCCAATTGTCGGGCGTTACTTCCTCGTAATCCACCATCTCCCCTGTGTAGTCGATGACGATAGCCGGGACTAATATTTGCAGCGCCTTAGCTGCCTGTAGACGCCCCCCACCGAAGCCTAGAAACAACCCTTCGCTAGTGCGGTACGCTGTAATAGGATTTCTAATACCCTGCCTGTCGATGCTCTGCCGGATGCGCTCACGCGTCTCCGGCTTTATCTTGTCGCGTATCTTAATACCAATAGCGCCGGGAACCCCCGTAGGGATGCCCGGATAGTTGGGATTAAACGCAAGCCTATGCGTTATTTCGTCCGGCTGCAGCGCCGCCTTGCGTGCTGTCCAGTTACTCATAGCTCCGGCTGCCGTAACCAAAGCACAACGATTCGTAGATCGGCGGCGATTTCTGCGTTAGTCTTACCTCCTCTAAGAGCGATGTGCTTAGAGCGGGAAGGGCCGTCCGACAATTCCTCAATCGATGGCCGCATTTCTGGCCCGCCCCAATAGTTTTGCGGGTTTTTCAGGCGGTCTTTTAACATGGCGTTCCAGCTAGACGTGCCGGGGGCGGCGAGGGCCGTTAATGCGTACGCCGTCAATAATATCGCGGCTACAATTTTAAAAAATTTGTGCATGCTGTTAATCATCGGGCACTCCCCACTGTACGTCATGTTCGTGACAGAGGTCTTCCATTTGCTTTCTAGGTATAAGATTTAGCATGTCTAATAAGTCAATATAAACTTCCATAAATTGCGGGCCATGATGGTCCGCTTCCGGCCAGAACTGGCTCGTAACATAGTGGGCAAGTTCATGCACCAATACAGACGTGTTGTCGCCATGATAGTCAGCGTTAAGATGAATCGTGCTATCCTCACACCATCCGAAAACATTGGCATGTTGTTTCCCCCCGTCTAATACTGAAACACCTACACGCTTAACGTTTTTCTTTCGGCAAACGTAATCTGCTATCCTTTGTAAATCTGCTTGTTCGACGCGAGCATATATGGCCCACCCTACTATTCGTCGTTCCATGCGATAAACACGGTGACTTTGCGGATCTGACTTAATTGCTGCTCCGGTTCGGACAGGCCGTTTAGTCAAATACGAACTTATGCGTTTGGTCACAATACATTCCGAGGGCTATCTAGCGGGGTGTCCCGCAAACGGGGGTAAACTTCTATTATGTAATCGGCCAAACGATCTAAGTCAGCCGAAGACGAAAAATCCCACTCCCGCCACGCCAACTCGTGTAGCCATTCGCTTCTGCCGGGCGGTGTGCGCAATATCATATCGTGCGCCGCCACCTTGTACGCCATGTTGCCGGGGTGCATAGCAATAGTGGGCACCCCTGCCAACACGCTGCCAATAGCAGCAGTAGACGTCCACGTTACAACAGCGTACGCTTCCTCTAAAGCCGTGCTCCAAGGATCATTGGCTGGTTCCCACGGGTTTAACATTTTTGGGTGGGGCCGTTTTATGACTGGTTTTCCGAATGCGTCCCTTGCTGCGCTTGCTGCCCTCCCCATCCACGCGTTTATATCCTGCCCACGTAAAGACTGGTCGTTAGGCATTTGTCCAACCACTACAACTTTGTCCCCTTCCCCCGATCGCCAATCAGAATAGCCCGGCATCGGACGCGGCTCTCGGTCTAACACTTTTGGATCGCTCCACGCTGTACCGTGAAAACCGTTGAAGGATATAGAGAACTTCGCCGCCCTTCCATTGTCTATGTACCCAAGGTCTATTATAAGGTACGGAATACCAGCGGAAATCGCTGACAATAATCCGGGGTCCGGCTTGAATCCCCATTGCACCACGAGGTCCGGTTCGTCCGGGTGTACAGGCAGTGCCCGTCGCTGATAGGATCCGTTCAGCCGGTCTATTAGCGAGCTAGTGGCGCGGTTAGCTGCTGACTTTGGAGAATCCCTCTGAAGTCCTAAAACTTTCATGACAACTTTTTCCTTTGCCCTTCAGACCACGACCCACAGTTACCACATCGTACTACGCGAATGCCAAAACAGCGTGTGCGACGTGGGCGCTCTTTTTGCGTGTCGGTAGATCCACAAGCCGGGCACTCGTACGTCACGTCACTGTCAGGGATGATGATATCACCATCACCGACGAAAGGATGATTCTTGACCCACGGCAGCAAGTACGTGTATAACTTTTCCGTCAATAATACATCCTTAATGTTATACTGCTGCATTTTCTTTAGTGCTTTCGGGTCTTTCTTCATGAACGCAGGCCACAAGTCGAACCCGCCCGTGTCCAGCTTCTTCGCCCCGAGTAATTTCTGCGACACGTAATCTAGCCGGTAATACGGGAAATTAAAGTTGCGCTTCACTATCTTGTACAAGTCGATAGAAGCTAGCGGACGTACTGGGCCGAGTCCAATCTGCGTAAATTCCCGGTTCATGTGGCGCAAATCAAACTTGTCCGAATTATACCCGACCACGGCGTCAGCTTCGTTAAGCAGGTCGTGCAGCTCGCTGATGAAATCCCCTTTATCCCACACGCTGCGGTAAACCGTCTTTTTAGCTGGTTCTCCCAGCCACTTTGCCGCCCAAGACAAAGTGTAACCCGGCGCGATAATTTGAGTCGGAGCAATGTTAGTCTTCCACATCTGCCAAGCGTATGCTTCGGCTGGCGCTGTTTCAATATCAAAAGTCAATATATTCATCTTCGGAGCCTCGCAATCTCTGCTTCATACTCGTTGATAAAGTCCTGCGCCGCGACTGAGCCGTCGCCAGCTGCGCGCAGACGATCCTGAAGTAACAGTTCTGCCTCCCGTTCGGCCGATCGACGCTGTATGCGGTCGTAATCAGTCTCGTTTTCCCGCGGCGGAGGTAGCGGGTGAATAATCTTCGTCCCACCGATCGGCAATTCTTCCGCCGTTTCCTCGTCACGTTCTTCTTCGAGTTCTTTTTGCAACGCAGCCAATGCTCGCCATGCAACCTTTGCCATGTGGCGCGTGCCGTCCTCATCGAATACATCTCCGGCCGCCCGGTCTAATAAGTGCCGCGCACAGGAGTCGTACTCGTCGGTAGACTTAGCACGATCCCAATGTAGCGGCGTGTTAGGATGGTGTTGGTCGTTCCCCACCTGCGAGGCGCGCGCGATTTCCGCTAACGCGTCGGGAAAGTATTTCATTACGCCCGTAAATATCGGCGTCCCCTTTCTTGCTGCTGAATTGCTATGCCTCATCGTGCCCCTCATTCACTCGCTTTAAACGCCAGCGCAAATAGGATTGCCATTCGTTCATGTCCAGCAAGGGCATCACGGTCCAGTCCTCACCATTCTTACGCCACGCTAATACGGGGGTCTGTGTCGGTCTGCTTTGCTCTTGTAGCTTGTCGATCCACGTCTTAAACTGTGGCTTTTCAACGCGTTTCACTTCTATAGTGACTGGTAATACGCCCATCGGATCAGTGTTATCCGGCTGACCTTTACCGTGCCGTGGTGCCGGATGACGCTTAAATATGTCCCCGTCCCGGTGACGATACGGCCAGTCTACGTCCTCTACGGCCGCGTTGGATAGCTTGAAAAACTCACGCTCTCCGGTCGCCCCCTTGATTCTGCTACTACGTCCGCCCATCGTCGGTCCCCGGTGGTGCCCACATCTCGTTATACTCCCGCCGTAAATAAACAAGCCTCATGTTCTCTAACGCCGCGGTTTCCGGCGTCATGTCCGCCGGGTACTTTTCCGGGTACTTAGTCATGCTTAGCTGGAAGCCTCCTACTACTGCGTCCCACATCTGCTCCGGCGTGCCGCGTTTCGGCACTAATTCTTGCGCTATTTTGGGGCCGATCTTATACGCCCCGCCGATGTTGTCGGAGCTGTCCCCGGTTAAACATTGAATGTGCAAGTACCACGCTCCTTGCTGCTCGCCGATGCGCATAAAACCCTTGTTTGGGTTCAACCACCAGCCCGGCTGTTGTTTGTAATCCTTGTCTACTCCGACCAGCACCGAAGTGACCCCGTTGTTTTGTAAGGCTGTTGCCCGAATGCACATTTCGTCGTCAGTTTCCTGATCGTGTATTACTTCGGCGTCCCAGTTATCAATCAGATACTGTCGGATCGCTCCGTACATCATGGGCTTTGAATTTGGCGCCCTGTTTGCTTTATAACCACGCAAGGTTGCGATGCGGTTACGAAAGTTTCCGTCCCCGTCTATCAGCACCGTATAGGGCACGTTGTCGGTTCCAAATTTCTCGCCGATCTTTTGCAATTGCGTCTCGATCATTTTTTTCGCACTGTGAAAGAAGTGCGATTCGGGATCGAGCACGACGCGCGAATAAACCGGGAGTTCCTGCCAATCACGGTCCTCTTGCTCGGCCACTTCCCGCAACTCGGTTTTGTTGTCGAACTCCTGCTCTCCAAACAACGCGGGCAAAACGTACTTCGTTTTCTGCCCCGCAAAACCGGCGGCGTATAATATCCAGTCTCCGTCAATTAAAGCGCGTACTTTCATAGTTTTGTTCCGCCAACTTTGGGAAATTTCAGTTTTAGACCCGTATCTTGCCGAGCACAATACCGAGCAGCGTGCCTATCAATCCTAGACCTGCCGCCAGTCCTACCCAGTAGCCGACTGCTATTACTGTGTCTGTTGTTGACATATCTACCATTTCGTTCTCCAGTTAAAGTGCGGAGGACGTCCCTGTCCACACACACTAGGGCACTCAGTTATTCCCAGCTGTCGTCGTCCCAACTGTCATCGCCGACTGCGGTGTCTAAACTAACCACGTTATCTTGTGGCTCGTCTGCTGCGTCCGCTGCGACAGCCTCCTCGCCCTTCAGGGCGGCTTGTGGGTCACTTGCCGCCTTAAAATACGTGAACGTCGTCTCATTAACTAGCTCTTCAATCACCATACGCCTCTTGTCTGCATCCTTCGGCAATTTGATAGCCTCGTTAGACACGAGGATTTCAGCTAGTACCAGAGCGTCCTTACGCGAAGACTGGTAGACGATGCTATCCTGTCGGTCGGTGTTCGGCGTGTAGTTACTGCCGCCGCTGGCGCTAGATTGACTGCCCCCGCCAAAGCCTGCAGATTCCTGTACACCCTTCGGGCTGCCACTGTCCTCTAAGACAACGATCTTCTGGATCTGGCCCCGGTTGTCGGCCTTCTTATCAAACTCGATGCCGACGACATCGCCTACGCCACACTTCGGTTCAAACTTAGTATTAAAATAGAACGCCTCGCCGTCAAGCATAACAAAAAAGGAAAATTTGCTCTTACCGACTTTGCTGACTGTACCTTTGCGCTTCATTGTTACTCACTCCATCATAAATAAACTCGTCCCCTTGATTCCAGTGATGCCCGTAGACAGACTCGACACCAAGCGGGACGTTAAACTCAGTATCGTAATGTTTCTCTAAATGATCGTACACATCACTCGTGAAAGCTTTCGCTGCTTCCTGATTAAATAGATTGATGTGCGCCTTGTTCACGTAGCATATTATACTATCATGAATCGTATTGCAAAACCTAACGTCTAACTTCTTCTCCTTACAGCGGCGATATAGTGAGCATATGCCGATCGGCACGATCTCTGCCGTCGCAAGGTTCTGTACCGGATAGTTGTAAACCTGCGGGCCTACCGGCTTGCCCGTTTTCTTATTCATTAATACGCCGCGTCGGTTCGTATATGTGTCGAACCTAAACGTCATGCCCCACGGCGTGCGAAACTCGTTTGCAATGGCGACTTCAGCCAGCCATGTTTCCTGCTGGCGTATCAACCCGGAATACCGCGCAGCGAACGCCTTGTAATATAGCTCTTGCTCTGGCGTCCCCTTCGTACCGCCGTATAGCGGCTTGAACGTGTCTGCCTTTGCTCCCTGTCGCTGTACCTTGCGTTCCTTGCTGCCCTTCCTGAACTCCGTCAGGAATGTCTGGTAGTCCACGCCGTGCATGACCGACGCCGACTTGCAATGCGCGTCGAAGTCCTTATCCTCGATATCAGCGCGCGCCTGCTCATCATCACCGACGAACGCCGCCACCCGGAACTCCAGCTGCATCGCATCGACCTCTACAATATAATAATCGTCAGACGGTGCCTTAAAACAACTTTTAAACTCTCGGGGCATATTCTGGAACTGCACCGACTTCGACTTTCCGCCGTACGCGTCGAAAACAAGGGGCATGCCGGAACTTGTTAGTCTATGCGTAGCCGCTACCGTCTGGTTGAACTGCGCATGAAACTTCCCCCCACGCTCCAGACATACCCCTCGAAAAAACTCCAAATTCTTAGACAGCGCCGCGTTAGCTTTGCTGTACCGTTGTTGCAATTCGACAAACTCACGCTGCCGATCAGTCGTGGCCTGCCCCGTGAGCCACTGAATAGTAGCGGCATCCGTCTTGGGTCTGCCGTCTGGGAACTGCTTCGACGGCTTGTTCCGCATCGGGTGCTTGCCACGCATCTGCTCCGGAAACCCCAGCTCCCCGTAGAGGAAATGCGCCTTCTGATCCGGGCTATTCATATTGATACCGCCCGTAATCTCGTCAAGCCGCCGCGTCAAATCTGCAACCTCGGCGGCGTACTTGGCGTAGTGCTCCTCTACCCGCTCAACGTCTAGCTGCATCCCCTCGGCCTCTATGTGAGTCAGGATAACCGCAAAGTCGCAGCGGTTGCGGTAAAGGTGGATCTGCTCGCGCTGCTTCAGCCGTCTAATGACCTCGACGTGTAAACTGCGCAGAACGCGCACGTCTCGGTTGCAACGAGCGCGCAACCGTCTCTGTGGCATCTCCGAAGGGCAGACACCCCCCGTCATCAGCGCATCTATCATCTTGTCCTTCGTGTCGAACCCGTAACGATCGGACACCTTGTCCATCGACATGGGTAGGGGCTCGTTACCCAACAGTACCTTCTCGCCGAGCATGGGATCGTGCCACCGGATGCGGTCGATATCGAAACCCAACCGTTTCAGCCAGTGCATCTCAAACTTCGCATTATAGCAGCACGCTGCCGGGGAGTCCTGCAAGTCGCGCCAGAACTCCGCGGCTTCCATAATGGGGCCTGTAAAATTCTTGACGGGCCCGCCCTTGACGCACCAAGACACCATAACAACGCGATTGGTCGGCTCTAGGGCCGTCCCCTTGCGTGTGTTGGTAGTCTCTAAGTCGAAGAATATCATAGGTTTAACCCTTAATAAAACTTTAACACGCCTCTTTTTTTCTGTCAAGTTCGGCTCGTAGCGTCGATACTTGCTTCCGCAGCCGCCCGGTTTCCAGCTGTGCTCCTTTTAACATCCGTTGATTAGCGTCCGCTGCTTGGGCTATGTCTAGAGCTTCCAGAAGTTCTTGAGCCAGTACCAGTATAATACCGATCTCGCGCTTCACGCCCCAAGTTTGCGACCCTTGCACAAACGCATGCTCAAGCATTATTTGCACCTCATTGAGTGGCGGCAGGTTCGCGGGATCGACCAGTTTGGCCGGAGCTACGTCTTGTTTTGTCAGTTGCATGTGCGTTCCTTTTATTAAAAATACGGGTCCAGTTCTTGTCGATTTCCTTCTCAGTCACCGCCGGAGCACGGCGGCGACTGCCTTTACCGCTCATCGTCATCGCTCAAAAACAATAACAACACGAACGCCAAAAGCGTCACCATTGACAAGGCTAGTAACACCTGCGCCAACAGCTCGGCCGTTATCACTAGTGCCGTTGTCCCCATCATACCCGTACCGGTACTCTAGGATCGTTAAGAAAACGGTATTCTTGCGAAGATTGAAACCATTCGTCAAACAAATCCAGCACGTCGTTGTATTTCACATAAGGAAAACGATCTTTTGCCGCGTCCAATAGGTTGGGCCGATGGTTTCGGAGCAAATGATTCCACATATTAGCAACGCCGGCTAAATTATAAACGTCGCCTTCCGGCCCTGTTAGGTCAATTGTAACCACTGCTGCCCCCTATCCAATAACGGCAACGATGAGCGCGCCCAATATGATTAAAGCTATTACGACGCCCGGATAAGCGCGCCACGTGTCTTTAAGTTCTTCCCATAAATTTTTCATGTTTCGTCCTTCTTTGTTTCTGGGTTTATAATGCTTGGCCTGATATCAGTGTTAATTCAGGTTTAATCCAAACGGGAAATGCCCCGTGCCAATTTTTAAGCTTGTTCTTCGGAATCGAAATCATGCGCTTATCTTGCGCGTCGAAATCGTCGTTCACGCCCAGCCCTATCATCAGGTCAGCCGCTCCGGGGATGCCGGTGTTAGACCACTCAACGTCCGACATGCCTAATACCAACTTTCCTTCGGCCGACTCTCCCGCCTGCGTGACTGATATCGTAACTGCTGCAAATTCTATGCCCAATTCCCTGACTTGTCTAGCTAATTTGTCAAGCTGCAATGCGCGGTTGTCCTCTTTGATGTGAACATTTTTTAACTGGTCAACAATGATAATATCCGGCTTCACTCTGGCGCATGCGCGCCTAATGTCGTGGTACGTACAGCCAGCCTTGTGCATGAGATGCCAATTCCGCTTGTATGCTTCGCCGGCTCGATCAAACGCTTCCTTCAACCTATCCCGGTCCTCCAAATGCCCAATGTCGGTCTTAACAATTCGAGACAGCAAGCGCCGGGTAAGATCAAATGCCGGCTCCTCGTTGGCTACGTACAGTACCTTGTACCCGTTCATGATAAGACAGGCTGCGTTGTTGAGCGCAAACATACTTTTCCCACTATTCGGCCGGCCAAACACCGTTAGGTTATTGCCCCGGTGTACGCCGCCGGAAATCACCTTGTTAATACTTGAAGGGTACAGCTTAATCCGCTCACCGGCCTCTTCTGTGAAATCGTCAAACTCTAATCGATCCTTAACTTCCTCAGCTGCCGCGCCCGAAATAAGAGTCTTGTAATGTTCGAGGGCTTCTCGTGTCTCGTCCGAATGATCTCCAGACGCAAGACGAGTTGCGAGTTCAGTGGCGGTACGTCGCAAACGAAGGAGTCTATATTCTTCCGCCACATTTGCAACGCTGGCAATAACCGGGAGATCCGCCGCGAAGCTAAGCACGCTGTCTGCCATGCTACCCACGCCGTACCGCCTCTCGACCTGATGGCGCAATAGATTGCGATCCACCGCCGCCAGCAATTCGTCGCGCTGATATTGTTCACCAGCGCAGTCGAAGACCACGCGTGCGGCATCCTCAAATTCCAATCCAGCAAAACCAAGCTGTACGAGCGCGTCGTGTGTGCGTCTGTCACTTAGCACCGCCGCCAGTAAGTTGTTGTTGTCCATCCAATATCCCTCGGATCTCATTGTCGTCGTGTGTGTCTTTGAAGTCGCGCTCTAAGCACAGTACGTCCGAAAGCGGAAGTATGTGCGCTAACTTGCGGCGTAGCTTCAATGCCTTCGCAAAGGCGTCTCTATCAAGGCCCAATACTAGCCTCGTTGCGCCCGCTTGTCTAGCTGTTTGTGAAATTTCTATCGCATCATCAGGGGAAATGGCTGTACCGAGAAGGGCTACTGCATTGTAGCCCAACCCGGACAGCCGGGCCGCATCTAGCTGGCCCTCCACCACGACAATGGTCTGGGTTCCGCCGAGCCACCAGTCTAGGAATGGCGCGCCGGGAATCTGGTTGTAAGTAAAACACCGTTTGCGCTTGTCGAACAGCGTGCGGGTCGTGTGTCCCCTAACCCGTCCGTATGGATCGAGTACCGGCATGACCAGTTCCCGCCCTGTCTCGTTCATGCGCCAGCCGTGCTGTTCGTACGCCTGTCGATCGAGGCAGTAATCCAGCTCGACTACTGCCTGTGCGTCGCCGCCTACTGGAACCGTGGCATCCCGGTAGAAGCGGCCTTTCCTCTCTTGCGGCGTTGGTATCACGGCCGTACCGTCAGGGAGAGTGGTCCCACGGTAGCCGCACGTCAGGCGGAAGCACTTCAAGATCACGGCCCCAGCCTCACCACGTATCAGACCTAGCGTTTTCCTGCGACTGCTCCCCCCGTCGCAGCTGGGGCAATAGGCGTAACCCTCCCCGGCCGCTATTGCCTCGCGTACCTGTGCAGGTAGTTGCGCGAATGTCTTGATGCTTCCAGACATCAGTCAAAGTCAGTGCAGCGTCGCAGAAGCGTAACTCTCCGCGCCCTCTTCCCACTCGTCAAGCAACTTCTTCTGGTCCTCAGTAAGCGCCAGACCGTCCAACGCCGCGGTCAATGTAGCGTGCGAGGAGACAATATCGTGCCAACACTTCCGGTTAAATTGCGTCTCCTCTAAAAGCACGCGCCCGAGATTCTGATCAATAAACGCTGCCAAATCCCGGCCGATTTGTTGCGCGGTTGCGCTTGGTACGGCCTGCGGATCTTCGGCCGCTATGCTCGTCATCGCCGCCTCGAAAACTTCCGCAAGCGACCCCAGCTCCTCCCTATCGGCAGCGGGTCCGGCTTCGAGCATGTGGTATATTTTCGGAAGGTCAGTTTCCACAATTTCCTTGGCCCGGCTATCTAAGAATTCTCGAATGACTGGATGCGGGGCGTGATTATACAACGCCACCAGCGCCGCTAACGGAGATTGTGCCTTGTCGAGCGCGTCGTCTAGGCTCTCTCCTATGCCTGCTAGTAGATCGTCCTCGGGGTTGTCGCCGATCATGTACTACTCCTTGTCATGTCAGTGTCCTTCGCAGTTAGTACGTCTAATTAAGTTACTTATAGTAACGTAAAGACTTTTAGTTATCGTCGCTCTCAAGCTCTGGGCGAGCTTTCGAGCTAACGTAACCCCCTGTCTTAACAGTAAAACGAATTTTGCACCCTGTCAAGTTAAAAAATACTAACGCCTTGATATTTAGAGAAATTTAGTTTTTACTCAGCGTGCGCAATTGCAATAACTGCGCCTAGGTCCAGCCTCCCGCCATCACTACAAAAGCTAGAATGATCCCCCCAAACATCAAACCAAAAGCGGCGACCCAAAAGGAAAACACGAGCACAAAACAAACCGCCGGGATCCATAACCGCCACGTGAGCAGCACAAACACCGCCACCAGTAAAACGGCCGCGGCGCTCATTTTCGCAAACTCCGGGATCCGATCGGGTCGCCCGCCGAATCAATCAGGCAGCGCCGCCGGGCGTCCCAAAAGTACCGCCCCGGCTTGGCTAGATTCTCGGGCGCATCGTTCTCGCGTTTGCATAGTTCGTTCTGGTAATCGGGCCACGCGGCGTCCTCGAAACGGGGCAAAACCGACGCGCCGTCAGCCCGCCCATCTACCGCCGTTGGTATTTCGGCCGCGTTTAGATCACTATCGGGACCGCGACCGCGCACGGCGTGCGGATTGCGCCGCATGTCTAACCGCCGGAGGTGGGTTAGCTTCATCGCGCTAGCGTCGACGGCTTCCGGCGGGGTCACGTTCCAATCATTAAAACTGCGCCGCTTTTTCATGATTGTTTGTCCCCGTAAGCGTAAAGACCGGAACGGCCACGGTAGTGATTAATTGCAGCGATTCCCGTGTCTTGCAGCGCATCGTGAATAACCTTTCCAGCTGCTTCGTGATCGCCGTTCAGCGCGTACATAACCAAGTCGTCCATGTAGCTTGCACCACTCGGCGAGTACTGCTCCCAGAGCTGGTCGGCCAGCCACTCGTGTACTTCATCTCGCTTCATCTCTTCCTCGAGGTACCGGATCGCAGCGCCGCTATTCTTGAGGGCCGCTTCCCTGTCCGGGTTGTCCTCCGGGCCGGGTACGTCGTTGTCATCCGGCTGAGGGCCGTTTGCAATTCTGCAGGGTATGTCGTTGATATAGCTCATGTCAGTTCCTTGTGTGCGTTGATGTTAAAGCCCACTATACACGCGGGTTTCGCAAATGTCAAGCTTCGTTACCACTCCAATATCAGGTAATCGATGTCTGTTTGTCGGCCCTTGTCCGGATACTGATCCGGGTTGCCCCCGGCTCTCCATCTACCCGGCAGGGTTAGCTGTCGTTGGCGTTCCTCGTATGCCTTGATGACCTTAGGATCACGGCTCGTAGGCTTGCCCGGTGCGGCGTTAGCCGCGTTGTAGAATCCTTGTAGGGCGTTGCTCATGTTTACTCTCCCGTGCAGGCGGCGATGAATCGCTGACGATCAAATCGCGGATTGTCCGCCTGAAATACCGCCGCTAGCTCGCTTGCAATATACGTTGTGCGCTGATCGTCGGTGCGCTGGGGGCGCTCCCGTTGCAGCTGGCGTTCCTCGCGGAGTATGCGGGCAACGGCTTCAAAGTGTTTACGTGTCATCATTGTCGTGTTTCCTTGTGTGTGCTCGTTGGGTCGTTATTCTCCAGCTCGACTTTCAACGCCTCGTAAATTTTGCGAAGCTCGCCTCGGGTTACTGTTCCCGGGCAGCACCATTGTGAGCCGTTCCGGGTGATCATCAGATTGTAGCCTCTGATGATTTCATTGTCGCCGCCCTCGTAGATTATGGTCTCAGCGGATTCTATAGCTACTGCGAAGTTTTTGCGGATCATGTCATTATCCCCGTGTGTTTGTTCGTTTATGTATGCCCGACCGCACATAAGCCTGATAGCGTTCCGCGTCGCTTATGCGGCGCTGGTACCTGATCCATTCCGAGTGCGTGTCAGCGCATGCTTGGTCATATACTGCGGCCAGCCGGTGCCCTTCCAGCTCTTGCAAGGCTTCCGCCTTGCTGATTAGCCCGGCTTCGTGCTGATTGAATATGTTGGTAGGGGTCATGTCACTGTTTCCTTGCGTTCGTTGATGCTGAAACCCACTATACACGCGGGTTTCGTGAATGTCAAGCACTTTTTGCTGCTTCCGTGAGGAAGCGTTGAGCTGTCTTAGTCGAGCCATGCGCTTTTGCGTGGTTCCTGTAGTGCCGGATCGCGCGCCTGATGGGGTACGCCTTGCCTTGCTTCATTCGCATAGTGCCGGAAGTTCGCACCACGCCGAAGTATTTCGTCTCGCTCATCGGCACCCGGCGCACCGTGAGTGGCCGATCCTCCATCATCAGCACCCTCACCCACTTGCGCCCGGGCTTGACTAAGGCTACCTTACGGCCATGCATGGTCGTGTAGTATACTAGCTTTATCATGTCGTTGTCTCCTCGTGTGTGTTACAGGCAAGCGTGTAAGTCGCGCAAGTAATCGTCGATCCCGAATGGGTCCTCGAACGCGAGATCGTAGCTGTCACTCCACCACGTTCCCTCAATCGTGTTTGTGCGGGTGTTTACCCAAATCGTCGGCCCGCCGCATGTGACCAGCACTCTTGCGCCGAGATACTCGCCCGTGGAACTGATTATGTACTCGATGTCGAGCGCGTCTTCTAGCAACGACCACTTGTCAGTAATTTCCTCGACTTCATCATCTCTGCCCTCGATCACCGCCCTGATGTACCATACCTGCTCTTTTATGTCGTTGCTCATGTCATTCTCCTTGTGTGTTGTAGTCGTACCGGTAGTGCAGCGAAACCGAAGGTGATCCCGGAATAACTACTAGCGCGTCTTTTTCGTCCGACTTCGGGCCTCTGAAAAGCGCAAAGTGGTCGCAGAGCGCAGAGCGTATCGCGGCCTTGGCTTGTGTCATAGCGTCGTCCTCGTTTCCCCGAAACTTAGCGACCGCCGTGTATGCGCAACCATTGATCGTGCCAGTCTGTACGACTGTTTCTTTGTCTGTTCGGTAAATCATTGGCATGTCGGTGTTTCCTTGTGTGTTCGTTGATGTTGTAGCTATTGTGCCTGATCGCCTCGGGTTTGTCCATGCCCATATGCGACGTGTTTATGTCTATTTGGGACGCCTACGATTAAAGGCGTCAATTGCCGCATTCGCGGCCCATTCTGGATTTTCCCAGTCCGCCCCGACCGCCAGCACTTCCCGGGGCCTAGCGGTCATGCGGGAGTAGATTGCGGCGACCCATTGCCCGTCATACGGGTCACGGATCACCTCGACCTGTCGGGGGTTGCCTAACCGGTCTTGTCGCGTCATTATCATGTCGTTGCTCATGTCAGCTCCTTAGAAGTTGAAGTCGTAGTGCTCGTGGCGGCCGTCGGTGAGGCTGCAACCGGGCGAGCGCGTAGGATGGCCCGACTGCACCCAGTAAACCTTCGTCTCGCCAGTGTACTTGTTATGCACCTCGCGGCGCGTGAATTTGATCACACGGCCTTCCGTGTCGCGTTCGTAGCTATGACGCTGGATGCCTGACGTATGGCCGGCGAAGCCGCCCGGCGTACATACTAGAGCGTCCTCTTCGCCCGACTTCGGGCTATTGAGAAGCGCAGCTTTATCGCGTTGCCATGTGATTGACTTCGGCGTGCGCTTAATGATTGTACCGGCTTGGCTATCCGAGAAGATCGTGTACGTTGCGCCGTCGCCTACTTCTGCGTTGTCTAGTTGGTTCGTCATGTCGTTGTTCCTTGTGTGT